GGCCTAGAAGCAGATCAAGCCAAATGGGATACCTTCAACCAAGGAATAGAATACAAAGGCACATGGACCACTGCTGTTAGATATAAAGTCAACGATGTAGTAAAATACGGTGCTGGATTATGGATCTGTGTTACTCAACATACTGCAGATGCGGCATTCTTAACAGACAGCACCGCGGGTCGTTGGACACAGTTCACCGAAGGCACAGAATTTGAAAGCACTTGGAATTCAGCTACACTTTATCAACCAGGTGACGTTGTGCAATATGGTGGCAATCAATACATTGCAAAAACTGTGCATACAGATGCATTTGTTCCGTCAAGCGTTGGTTCAGCCAACTGGGATCTGTACTCAGAAGGATTTAAATTCCAATCTTCATGGGCCGGCGGCACCTCTTATGAAGTAGGCGAAGTGGTTAGCCTAGGTGGTTATACCTATTTGGCAGTACAAGATTCACCTTCAATCACTGTTACTGTTACAGCAGTAACAGCATCTACTGATGAATTTACCATAGCCTCAACCGCAGGTATAGTAGTGGGCATGGCAGTAAGATTTACTGGCACAACATTTGGTAATGTGTTTACCTCTGCCCGATATTATGTGAAAACTGTGGCAGCAGGTAACATCACAGTCAGCACCACCCCAGGCGGCACAACCTTTAACATCACCGCTGATGCCGCAGGCACAATGTCTGCTACTGTTTCTGCAGAACCACCAAACACCACATACTGGTCAAGACTCAACGCTGGTATCAGCTGGCAAGGTTTGTGGTCGGATGACCGAGATTATCTGCTAGGTGATGCTGTAAGATTTGGCGCAAATGCCTACATATGTTTATTAGCTCATAGGTCAGAAGGTGATGACGGATCCACAGTGGGTGCAACAGGCGGTGGACAGGCCAACAGCAGACCCGATCAAGATAGTACAGGCACATACTGGAGTCTATTGAGTGTGGGATCCGAAACTGATATTCTGTCAGTTCGTGGAGATTTAGTCTATTACAGCGGTTCTGGTCCTACTAGATTACCTGTTGGACGCGAAGGTCAAGTATTAACCTCTAACGGCACTGATCCAGAATGGGTTACCTTAGGTGAAGTTGATCACACATATTTCGTAGCGACCACAGGAGTCGACTTGCCTTCACCGGTGCATGGAAGAACCTGGGACAAGCCATTTAAGACCATTCGCTATGCTTGCGAACAAGTTGAGAAAGGTCCTAGAAATCCCGACGCACGATATCTGTTAGAATTGAATCGCGTGTTTGTTCAACGCGAAGTCACAGAATTTATACAGAATCAGATTACCAATAACATTGCACCATTTACTTCTGCATTCGTCTACGATGATTTCAAGTGTGAGCGAGATGTAGGCTTTACATTGGATGCAGTGATCTATGATCTATGCCATGGCGGTAATATTAAATCACGCGGAGTTGCTAATTCATTAATCGGCGGACTCAGCGAAGATGAGACAGAAGCATATCCAGGATTGGCTATTGAATCAGATGAATCTGTAGCTGCCTACAACTACATGCTCACAGTTGTTGGCAATGTGTTAGCACAGACAGCTCCAACAATAAATTATCAGACGCTGAACGGCGACAATTCTACTGCCACAGTGGCCCAATATTTTAACAGCGATCTCACAGCGGAAACTGGTGCATTGGCTAATATAACAGCAAGTGTTACACTGATCACTAATGCTATCACTGCACGAGCAGCGGCGGTCACAGCACCTCAGATAGCAGCTGCCATAGCCAGTGTACCAGCAAGACGCAGTCCTAGTAATCTCGTAAGAATTGCCACAGGTCAATATCGTGAAACACTGCCGATCATAGTGCCAGAACAGACCTGTGTGATTGGTGATGAACTGCGTTCAACCAACGCAGGACCTGCAGGCAGTCAGACTAATAGATCTGATGCAGGTTACAGCGTAGGCGCATTAACTAGATTGCAAACAGTGGTTGACGAAATAGTACGAGGAGCTAACGTTACAGAAAGCTCGGGCAATACCGCAGTTCAGAGTACAGCATTCCCATATGCCAGCACAGACGAAGCAGCAGATGCTGCACAGTTGGTCAGAGTCATGCAGCATCAGATTGATTTCAAGATCAGTTCTACGTTCATGGTGAGTTCTGCAGACCCTACAGGGTATAATACTACATTCTTATCAGGATTTAAGGACGCAAGAACACTGCTGCGTGAAAACAAAGAATTTATCAAAGAAGAAATCACTGCATTTTTAACAGTGAATTTTCCTGCAGTGAAATACAGCAGAACCAAATGCAAACGTGACGTGGCATTTATTGTTGATGCTATGGGCTATGACTTGACCTATGGCGGAACTTGGGCCACTTTAGTAGCTGGCACAGCCTACTTTGACGGCGATAACAGCACAGCATTACAGATTGACAGCTCAGAAATCGCTGCTACAGTGGCTGCCTACGCTAGATTGAAAGAAATTGTGCAACAGATTATTGCTAATGCCGGAGTGACAAAATCCACAGGTAATGCTGCAACACAGTGGACTGATAGTACCAATTTAACAGGCGGTTCAGCTGCCAACGTCACAGTAGGAGCATTGGTAGATATTATTACTAATATCATACAAGGTGATAGCACAGAAGCCACAACACCACAGATTACCATTGGTACTATAGCTGGCACAAACACACTCGTTGCTGTCGGACACACACTAGCAGTAGGTGATGCAGTGATACCGAGAGAAACTAGCAACGGATTAACTAACGGTGTAAAATACTGGGTGGCAACAGTCGGTTCTTCTGGTGTTGATACATTCCAACTTGCAGCCACATATGGTGGCAGTGTGTTGAGTACATTTACCAACAACGGCAGCCTCAGCATACCCCTGGAAGTTATAGATTATCCTACTGCAACCAATGGTGTAACATCAACCACTGCATTGATAGCTGCGGCTGTGACCCTAGATGCTGCACAAGAAACCATAGTATCAAACGCTACAGCATTTATCGCTGCAAACTTCCCTGCATTGGTCTACAACTCTGCCAAATGTGAAAGAGATACTAGACTTATCTTAGAAGCAGTGATGTTTGACTTTATGTTTAACAGCAACTTTAAAACTAGAGAAGCTGCTTACTCATATCTACGAGCCAGCGCCAGCGATGTGTATTCACTGAATCAGAAAGCAGCTACTCGTGCAGCATTTACCTATGTAAAAACTCAGGCACTAGCCAACGTGGGCGGCAACGCAACTGCGCAGGCTCGCATTGAAACACTAATGACCACATTAGATGATATAGTCTACGGCGCCACTGATGAAGGCAGTCGTTGTGCCACAGGCAACAGAATGGTTGACTATGCTGTGCTGCAACTAGAGCGCAACAGAGATTATATAGTTGCGGAAATTGATGCGTATATTGATTCAACTTATACTACCACAGTCACAGCTGCCACAGCAGCCACTGACTTATTCACTTGCACATCTACTTCTTGGATGACAAGAAACGCAGCTATAAGATTTACAGGCACTGTGTTTGGTGGAATTAATACTACCACTACCTACTATGTACAGAATGTGGTCAGTGCAACTACCTTTAAGGTTGCTACCACAAGAGATTCAAACACCGCGTTTGATATTGCCAGCAACGGCAGTGGTTCGATGACAGTGGCTTTATATTACAGCAGCACAGCCTGTCTCAGAGATGTCAACACTTACATCGATGCACTCAAGTACGATTTGAAATATCCAGGAAACTACAAATCTAGATATGCAGCTAGGTACTACGCCAACAGCGTAACAGGCAGTTTAGAAGAGGACATGTATTATCTTAGAGACGCCACTGGCGTTAGAGATCAAACACTGCAAGGCCTTACTGGGGACTTGTTGGCAGAAAACGAGTTTGGTACATCAAGGGTGTCGGCGGGAGCCTATTGTTCTTTGGATCCAGGTTGGGGTCCAGAAGACTATCGCACATGGATCATCACACGTTCACCATATGTGCAAGGTGTAACCACACTGGGCACAGCAGCTATTGGTCAGAAGATCGATGGTTCCTTGCACAATGGCGGTAATGATTCTATTGTTTCCAACGACTTTACGCAGGTAATATCAGACGGTATCGGAGCATGGATTACCAACAACGGTCGTGCTGAGTTGGTGTCAGTGTTCTCATACTATGCACACATAGCATACCTAGCAGAAAATGGTGGACGTATTAGAGCTACTAATGGCAATAACTCCTACGGTGATTTTGGTTCTGTAGCAGAAGGATTCGACGCAACGGAAACACCTGACACTGGCATAGTGGACAACAGACTACAGTTTGAAGCAGTGATTGATCGTGTGATCACTGACGGATCTGCTCTACTACAGATAGAATTCCAAAATGCAGGTATAGACTATACAGAAGTTAGTTATACGCTCACAGGTGGCGGCACAGGGCAAGTAGTTGAAACTGACGAATTCCGTGACGATGCTGTATTTGAAGTCCGCATGTTGGATCTAGTTGATGACAGTACTAACGCCGAAGAAGCTGCAGGTAATCTTGGTGGCTTTGGCTATATCACTAATTCTAACACTGCGCAGGGTGGAACATCAACTTCGGTGACTATTGCGGCCACAGACGACGAATCTAGCACTGCCTACATAGGTATGAAAATTGTGCTCACAGGTGGTGCAGGTGTCGGCCAGTTTGGTATCATCAGCACATATAATTCAGGTACAAAAACAGCTGGATTGGTCAAAGAATCAGACGGTGTAGCAGGATTTGATCATTTAGTGGCAGGTACTGCTATAGTCTCTCCAGATGCTTCTACAACATATATCATAGAGCCCAGAGTCACATTCACCGCACCTGGATACACATCTACAGCTGCCACACTACCAACTTCAGGCACGTGGACCGCAGTGAAATACGGAGAAACTGCTGCGGTGTATACAACACTAACAGGCACCTATGCAGGTGCAGGTGTCGGTGCAACATTCACAGTGATACGTAACGGATGGAAATATACACCTTCTGTACAGGCCGCCGGCACAGGGTATGTTAGATTACAGACCATAACAATTTTAGGCACCAATCTAGGCGGAGCCACAACTGCCAACGATCTAGTAATCACAATCACCGCAGTGAATTCTACCACAGGCGCCATCATAGACTTTGATCACAGTGGTTACGGTATAGGCGGCAGATATGTGGCCTTAAGAGCAGGCAGCACAGTGGGTGCAACTTCAGAAGATGGCGTAGCGTGGTCTACAAGAACCAGCTTGATGCCAAGTGGTGCAAACTGGATAGCAATGACTGCCGGTTTGTTTGACGATGGATCTACAGTAGGCAAAGTAAGTAAATTCGTAGCAGTAGCAGGAGGCAGTGCTAACACTACAGCTGCGTATTCTGAAGACGGTATCACATGGACTGCAAAGAGCATAGTAACGTCTGCTACATGGGTTGATGTGGCATTTGGTGCTGGAAAATTTGTAGCTGTCAGCAGCGATGTGACTACAGTGCGAATCAGCAACGACGGTGAAAACTGGGACCAAACCGGTACATTAACCACAACAGGTTTCACTGCAATTGCATACGGAAAGAACAGATTTGTTGCAATTAAGAGTGGCACCGCAGTGACCAATCATGCCACATCAACAACAGTCACAGGCACATGGACTGCAGGTACACTGCCGTCAAGCTCAAACTGGAACAGCATCGCCTATGGTAACAACAGATTTGTTGCAATATCTGCCACTAGTGGAACCATAGCTGCTTACAGCTTGGACGGAATTACATGGGCAGCCAGCACATTACCAGCGACAGCATTATGGACTAAAGTCACTTACGGTCAGGGAGTATTCCTTGCTGTGAGTACAACCACAGCAGCAGCAACTTCACCAGATGGCATCACATGGACTTCAAGAACAACCAGCACAGCAGCCAGTGGTTTCTCAGCAGTGACTTTTGGTAATAGAAATAGATACGGCTTGTTCGTAGGTGTTGGCGCCGGTACAGGTGATGTGGCTACATACATCAGAACAGGTGCTACAGCTAGAGGCCGAGCCAAGGTGGCTGCGGCCAAACTGTTCCAGGTCAATATCACAGAACCTGGATCGGGCTATACCACAATACCAACAATTACATTCACTGATCCCAATAACACATTTGAAGCTCCGGTTACAGTGAGAAAGAACAGTGGCGTATTGGCCAATCCTAGCTTTGTAAACAGAGGCACACAGTTTGTCACAGGCAGTGGTGAAGTAGACACAGGTGATGGTTATTCAGATCTGTTCCAATCTGGCACATTTGTGGCCAGCCGTAGACTCAGCCAACAGCCCACCCCGGGTTCAAACGTGGTGTTCGCCCATTTACCTGACAGAGTGTTCAAGTTGGTAAACACAGTGACTTTCCTTGGAGAGAATGATGGATCATATACCACATTCTTGCAGATCAGTCCGGCATTGACTATATCAGAAGCTCCGCCGGATGGCACAGATATCAGCATGCGTCTGAGATACAGTCAGGTTCGATTAACAGGACATGATTTCTTAGACATAGGCACAGGTAGTTTCATCGATACTAATTATCCAGGACTACCATTCCAACCACCTATTCCTGCTAATGAGGCAGTAGAAGCAGGAGGCGGACGAGTATTCTTTACCTCAACTGATCAAGACGGTAATTTCCGAGTTGGTGACTTGTTTGCTATTGAACAATCAACTGGCATTGCGACTCTAAATGCTGATGCATTTAATATTTCTGGCTTGCAAGAACTAAACCTAGGTAACGTTACGTTGGGTGGTGGATCAGCAACAATTACTGAATTTTCAACCGATCCGTTCTTCACTGCAGACAGTGATAATATTGTGCCCACACAACGGGCAATCAAAGCATTTATTGCTGGACAGATTGGCGGTGGAGGAGCCAGTTTGAACGTGAACTCTGTGACAGCAGGTAGTATTTTTATCAGCTCTAACATAATCACTACTACAACTACAGGACCAATCAAGATGAATGCGACCTTTGATTTCAGAGGCGGAGTAATTGGCTTGCCGTTGGCATTCAACTACTTTTTGAACTAAATATATACATGGAGAATAAATTATGGCAACAGGAAGACTAGGAGTAGCGGATTTAGCAGCAGCTACAAATACCACACTGTACACAGTACCTGCAACAACATTTACAGTGTTAACAGTGAACTTGGTAAACAGAGGTGCAACAGCAGCTACCGTTAGAATAGCGGTAGCATCATCAGCAACCCCAGCAGATTCAGAATACATAGAATATGATGTAAATTTGCTGTCAAAAGGTGTGTTGGAAAGAACAGGTATAGTTATGGACACTGGAAAGTTGCTGGTGGTAAGATCCAGTGCTGTGAGTGTGAATGCTGTGGCCTATGGCATCGAAACATCAACTGCCTAATAGGAGATAGAAATGGGAAGAAGTATTCATACAGGAACTGCAGGTAGTGGTGGCGGCATAGGCTCATTAAATGTCGTAGCTAACAAAATAACCAGTATATCTCCTAACGACGACATCGAATTTGAACCCAACGGTACTGGAAAAGTAGAAATGCTCAATAACACTGACGCTAATAGTACCACTTCAGGTGCACTGGTAGTAATAGGCGGAGTAGGTATCGGTGGAAATCTTTGGGTAGGCGGCAACATTGAAGGAGCTGGTACTATCAACGGTGGAACTTTCTAATGCCAACAGTCAAGCTGAAAACATCTAGTACACCTAGTGCTACTCCCACAGGACTAGTAGCAGGTGAATTAGCTATTAACACTGCCGACAATGCATTGTTCATAGGCAATGCTTCAGGCACCACTATAAAAATAGTAGGAACACTGGCAGCTAGCCCTGCAGATAACGTCACAATCACAGGCGGATCGATACAAGGCACAACCATAGGATCAACCACAGCATCTACAATAACAGCAAGTAACCTACAGATAGCCGGCGGCCAAACAATCACAGCCGTTTCTACCAGCACAGCACTAGGCACTAGTAACACAACGATTGCTACACAGAGTGCTGTAAAAACATACATTGACACCCACTCTGCATCTTTGAAAAATATCACGACTTTCACAGCCACAGGTACTTATACCAAAAGCGGCACAGACGTGAGACAGATCAGAGTGGTGGTAGTGGGTGGTGGTGGTGGTGGCAGAGGCTACGGTGAAAGCGGCGGCGCTGGCGGTTTCTCGGAACGTTGGTTAGATGCTACTAGCATCACAACAGTGGCGGTTACTGTGGGCGGTTCTGGTGCAGGCGGAGTGTATTATGGAAACAGTCCAAGCGGCGGAACCACCAGTTTTGGTGCTTTTGTGTCAGCCTCAGGTGGCAACGGAGCCAACAATAATCAAGATCACACAGGTGGTCGTGGCGGCACAGGCAGCGGCGGCTCATTAAATTTTGATGGTGGTGGCGGTGTAGGACATCATAATTGTCACACTGCTAGTTATCATAATCCAGGCATGGGTGGTGCAAGTTTCTTTGGTGGAGCTCAACCCGGAGTACATTACACATCACGTTCAGATGATGTGGGCGCATTTGGCGCTGGCGGCACAGGATCAAACTTCTACAACAACGGTGCCAACAACTACGATCGAGGCTTTGACGGCAAAGCTGGTGTGGTCATAGTCTACGAGTATAGATAATATGCCAAGAATAAAAATCAAAACATCAACCACAGCATCTGCAGTTCCGGCCAACGGCAGTCTCACACAAGGCGAACTTGTGGCCAACTTGGCAGATAACATAGTATGGGTAGGTGATGCTGCTGGAAATCCTGTCAAGCTAATCGACACAATTGCCAGCCAAAATGCCAACTCTGTAGCCATCACTGGCGGCTCAATAAATTCTACTGCGGTGACGGTTACCAATATCAATAGTTCGGGTCTTACACTCACTGGCGAGAGATTATACTACGATGAAGGCTCCAATGCCACCAGCTTTACAGGCAACTGGAATAATAGTACCACATATACCATGGCAGATTTTGGTGGGTTAGGTAGTGTCACAGCACATGGCTGGACATCAGGACCTGCCACTTATACTCTTTCGTTATCAGCTATTCCTGCACACACAGAAGTGAGATATGTGTGCTTTTTGCACCTTGTGGATTCAGTAGACAATGAAACCACAAATATCTATACCATGAACAGCGGCGGAACAGAAACTGAAAGACTGCGTTTTAGAAAGTCCTACTCTACTCCTCCGGTATACGATCTCGTAGCCAGTGGTACCACAACCAGTTGGCACGGAAATAAATTTTATACCTACACTCCCTGGGGCGGCAATTCCAACTATCCCAATGGCGGCGGAAACGGCTACATCATCATGGACACTGGCTGGTATGCTCATACACTGTCAACGTTTTCGGCCAGACATGTTCTTGGAGCAGATCAAGCTCAGAGCGACGAAGCACAGTATATCAGTCATGTGAAACTATACATAAGAGGTGCTGCTAACACGTTTACTTCAATCAGCACTAGTTTGACTTCAGCAGCGTCAAATACTATTCCCACACAGGCCGCAGTAAAATCATACATAGACACTAATTTAGGTACCACCGACAGTTTTGTGAAAAACGTTGTGATCTTTACCAGCAATGGCACGTATACCAAAAGCGGTTCAGACGTGAGACAGATCAGGGTCATCTGTGTTGGAGGCGGTGGAGGTGGCAGAGGCTATGGTGAAAGCGGTGGTGCTGGTGGCTATGCTGAAAGAACCATAGGCGCTACTGGCATCACAACTATATCAGTCACTGTAGGTGGTTCTGGTGCAGGCGGCAATTATTTTGGAAACAGCCCTGCTGGCGGAACCACCAGTTTTGGATCTTATGTTTCAGCCACGGGCGGATTCGGCGCTAACAATCATGGATCACACATAGGCGGTCACGGCGGTAACGGATCTGCAGGTGATGTAAACAGCTACGGAGGCGGCGGGAAGGGACATAACAACGGCGCTAACAATCCCTCAAACTCCGCAGTAGGTCGCGGTGGCGCTGGATTCTTCGGCGGCTCGAGAAACAGTCATCATGGGTCAGGCCGTCCGGCTGATCACGGTGCTCCAGGTGGTGGCGGAACTGGCAGCGTGGGAAGTAGTGGTGGCATTGGCAGCGATGGCCGAGGCGGTATCTGTATTATATATGAGTTGAGATAAAAATGCCAAAATATAAATTTAGAAACACAACCAGCAGCGGAACTACTCCGTCCAACGGTGCATTGGCGGCTGGAGAAATCGCCATAAACATCGCTAACCAGCGCATTTTTGAAGGCACAGCATCCAACACCACGGTAAAAATCACAGACACCTTGGCATTGCAAAAGCCCAACACTGTGAGTATCACAGGAGGTTCAGTCTCAGTAACAAATATTGGTACCAGCACTGCTGCTGCTGTAACAGCCAGCACACTAACTATAGGGGGGACTGCTGTTTCATCATCAGCCGCAGAACCATCTAACAACAGTGCTACTGCTGTGTCCTCAAGTGCTGGCGCATTTGGCAGAGTGGAAGAAATTCGAGGAAAACTCAAAAACGTTCTTACATTTACGTCAACCGGCACGTACACCAAAAGCGGACCAGATGTGCAAAGAATACATGTATTGGTCATGGGTGGTGGAGGCGGTGGTCGTGCATATTCTGAATGCGGCGGCGCAGGTGGTTATGCTGAAAAAATTATTGATGCTACCAGTGTTACGACAGTGTCAGTTACTATTGGTGGTGCCGGCACTGGTGGAGTTTATTTTGGATATAGCCCAGGCGGCGGAACTACCAGTTTTGGCGCTTTTGTATCAGCGTCGGGCGGCGACGGTGCCAACAGCCACATACAGCACAACGGTGGCCGTGGTGGATTAGGATCCGGCGGTGAACTTAATGCTCGTGGTGGTGGTGGTGGTGGACACAACAACATGGATCAATATTCTGGCTCATGTGCCCCTGGCGGCGAAGGCGGTATAGGATTTTTTGGTGGAGGAACTCCAGGAGCTCATACCAGCGGTGCACAACCTGCTGATGTAGCATCGTGGGGTGCAGGCGGTGTAGCAGTTAGCCCGAGTCATAACGGTCAAGGCGGAAGAAACGGCAGAGGCGGAATCTGCATAGTATATGAATATAAATGATTGAGGAACGAAAATGAAAAAAGCATTAATTGATAAAAGATTTTGGACGGTTACACAGATCATAGAATTAGATCAACCTGAATTTGAGACTACTACTGATTTTATGTGGGTGTCGTGCCCAGATAATTGTGAAACCGGTTGGCCATACAATAATGATACCGGAGTATTCACAGATCCTCATGCCCATAGCAGAGATGAATTTGGAAATCCTGTAGAACCATTTGTCATGCAACGCATGAGATCATATCCTCCTATGGGTGATCAATTTGATATGTTGTTTAAAGAAATCAAAGCCACAGGAACTATTTCACCTACCGGCGAGTGGTTTCAATCTATTCAATATGTCAAAGATAACTTACCAAAGCCTGGTTCAGAGGGCGATCCAGCAAATTATCTGCCACCAACTTGATTACCATACTCCGAAATTAACTACGATCCTCGATCCAGTAGTTGGTCTTGTGCTTGCATGATATCTAGAGCCGTCGAATATGACGGCTCTTCCTTTTTTAGGAGTTACTGTTTGAAATACTGTGAGATCCTGAACACGCACTTCTGTGGGAGATATGTCTCTAAATGTTTTATCATAAAACACAGTGTCTCCATCTGCATCGCACACATAGTATAGTACGTTTAAATGTGAAACTTCTCTGTCAACGTGAGGATTATCCACTCTATTAATATGAGTAGGCAATGGAATGGTTAAAAAGCTGCGCACCGCAATTATTTCTGTGATGCGAAATTTGACTTTTTCACAAGCGAAATACACAATTGGCAGAACTAGTCCATATGCCGGACTAATAACTCCTTGTTCTCGATCATAGAATTTGTGAGCAAACGCCGGCTTGGATTCCGATAATGTGAGATCTTTCATTTTTTCAACGTCGTAGGTTATATCTTTCATATAATGCCAATTGACATTTTCTGCTGTTAGATTGTTTTCAATCAAAGTTTGATATTGTTCAGGAACAACATCATCTATTACTACAATATCGTCAATTATTAACATAATAAAATATCTCTTTTTATAATAGTACGGAATTAAAACTTATTACTATTCTCGGGTCTTGGCCAAAATAAGCAGCGGCATCGTGTAGAATCATGCTAGGAAATAAAATAAGTCTTCCAGGAACCACTGATGCAGAGAATCGATCGTCTGCAAATTCAAGCCCGGGTTTCCTTTCCATATAGTATGGCAAGTACCAATTGTTATGACCACTGCCGTCATCACCTGTGCTTGCATGAAATATTCCCGACCACGTTGAATCATTGTGGTAATGGGGACTGTGATACCCACCAAATCTTGTTACATGAGCCCAACTTTCTGTGATGACAAATCTGTAATTAGATCTATTAAAATTATTAATTAGGGTTTCCGACTCGCTGATAATCCATAATTTTAGATCAGTGAGTGAACTATCTGACTCTAAAAAATCAAATTTTGATTCCCACAAATTGTGTTTTGCATTCGGAGAAATATTCGATTCTATAACGTTTGTCTTTTCATTGGCTAGACAAGTTTGAATTACGGTATCTCTATGGCTATCAAATTGTGCCCAGTCGCTGATTAGTAATGGAATTTTTCCTAATAAAATTTCTTGAGTCATAGTCTATTCAACAAATTTCATAGTCGTTCATTTTTAAAAATATCTACAGATATTGTCACAGTCATTACTAATCTATCTTCGTGACTATGATTTTTTTCTGTCATATGATGTAAAAATCCCGGAAAAAATAACACGTCATTTTGTTTTACTTCAACAGTCTTCCACTCATTTCTATCAATTTTAGGATACCCGGAGAATGTGTATTGCAATGGATCTCGGAACATAATGTTTCCACCATCAACTGGTTGTTTGAGATAAATTACTATGGTTTGGTGGCACTGACCGTGATCGTGCTCATCGGTGTACGCTCCTGGAGGATGTAAATTTACCCAACTTCTATGTATAAATCTTGGCATGTCGTTGGCAAAGTTCCATTGATGCCAAACTTCATTAGCAACTACTGTCAACCATTGTCTCATTTGATCACAGGTTGAATCAAAAATAAGATCGTTGGCAGTGTTAAATGTAGTCCTCCCACCATCTTTTTCTAATCCGTGTAGACTAGTGTCATCTAATTTTGCACGACATAACTTCACGACCTCACTTAGATCCAGCGGACAGTGTGCCTTAAAAATTAGACTAGGCCAAAGTTCTACAGGTTCAATCATGATTCTATGTCTAAATCTTTTTTAGTTAATTTGAATCTATTTTTAGCAGATATAAAACTTCGCCAATTATATCTGCTTAGACCGTTTAATCCTAGAATATTTAAAAATCTGTTGTTATCTTGATCGTTGTATTTTCTGCTTACAGCATCAATTGATTCTCTGCGAAACGGAATAATCCTTACCAACGGCTCTCCCATTTTTATCAAAGTATATTTTTTTTCAAAAAACGCTAGATTTATCGGCATGTCATTTAAGATCAAATCAGTGTCTACTATAGCAGGGATGGCCTGATAATTTTTATTTGTGTAATATATGGGCATCCAAAAACAACTATATCCGTCTAAGGTTTTTATGTGCCAAGGATTGTTTATTTTTATAACCAATCTAACATCAAACTGATCTCCTAGAATTTTTTGATATTGATTTTCTGTATGCACGTCATGATTATAATCTAAATTACTGTATTTGATACCTACTTGGTCGCCTTCAAAACTAATTTCTATATCACACCATGCTGGAATAACATAACCGTACTTTAAAAAAGAATTCAGCGACGGGCATTGTCTAGCTGTTAGTTGATAAGATAAATTTTTTCTTTCAAACGGACAAATTTTACCCACAGGTAAATCTTGAAATTCCTCTGGCAATTTGTTTTCTGACAGTTCAACCGGAGCATATTTCCGTATAGCCCAATCTTTGCAACTGAATGTTATTATATCTTTTTTTCTAAAAAGATTTTTAAATAGATTTTTCATATTTTGATTTTAAATATTCATTTAGGCTAGGCAGTGTTTTTACAAATTTTCTGCGATTGTCAAGCATTAGGTCCCATATAGGATAACACTCATTTTTTAATCTATCGAGATAGTCTAGCGATCTATTTCTATAAAGTATTCTACAGATTTTAGATTCGTCTAACGGAAGAAAATGCAAGCCAGTTGCTACACACAGCGTGCCGCCCATGTCTTCGTCGTATCTACTCTTTATATATTTTCTTTGAATAACATCATCAATGCCGTATGAGGCATATATTCCCAACTGCATGGTTTTTGGCCATTCTTTATTTTTGCAGTGCTTCCAATAATCTGTATCATCTCTATGGCTTAGAGCATAATGTAGTGCTACGAATTCAGCAAATGCTCTAAAGTCTCCTCTACACGCTTCATTAAATGCGACCCGATCAAATTCGCCGATGTCTTCTCTGCCAAGAGCTTCTACTAAGTTCAATAGGAACTCATGCACAGTGTATAATCCAGAGGACTCTAGTGGCTCAATGAATCCTGCAGACAGTCCAATAGCACAGACATTTTTATGATAGATTTTTTCATGAATTCCTATACGCATCTTTATATTTCTAAATTCTGCAGTATCTACTATTTCTTTTGATTTTTTTACAGCTCTGTGATTCATCAAATAGTCTTTGAACTGATCCAACGCATCGGCATCGTTGATAAATTTATCACTATAAACATATCCCGTGCCAATTCTTGACCACAAAGGAATATTCCACACCCACCCGTTCTGTATTGCTGTGCAATTTGTGTATGGTTCGAGCTCTGCTTCTTTGTCAGTAAATGGCACCCGTGTGGCCCAGGCTGAATTATTTGGTAACAAATCTTCGTAGCTGTCAAAATTCACACCTAGTGCCTTTCCTAGCAACAACGACTGAAAGCCTGTGCAATCGATAAACAGGTCTGCAGAAACTGAATCTCCAGAAGATAACACAAGTTTTTCTACCCCATCTGATCCTATTTGGATGTCTGCCACATTATCTCGAATTAGTTGTACTCCTTTGGGTATGGAAAAATTATCTCTCAACCAGATACCAAATTTTGCTGCGTCAAAGTGATAAGCAACATCTCGATCAAAGTCCCACAGTGGGAATTGATTTTCACGGTTGTCACAGATTTTATTATTTTCCGACATGGTCACTGCAGGGAAAAAAGTTTCTGCAAAATTCTGTACCGGGATATCTTTATCTGTGGCTTTCCTTATAAACCAATCTTGCAGACCGTGTGGAAAATGTACAGGGTCATGTATAGGAACTCCGAAGGGGTAATGGAATGCACCCGAGTCCTTTTTGTAGAAATCTGTGAATTTTATACTTAATTTATAACTAGCGTCACAGAACTGCATCCAGTCATCGTCTTTTATACCTAGAGAAAACAACCATTCATTTATCTGTCCTATGGTACTTTCACCTACCCCCACAGTGGGCGAATCGGGGCTTTCGATCACTGTGATTGACTTGTTTGGAAAATTTTTAACTAAGGTAGCAGCACTCATCCACCCAGCACTGCCACCGCCCACAATAACAATTTTGTCAATTTTCATAAAGTTCCTTTTGCACTATATAATTATCAGATTATGTTTTGAGGAAAAGGTTTCCTGAAATAGATATTCTATTTTTATCTGAAGTAAAGAAAGGATAAACAAGGTGTTTGAATTTTGAAGGAAAAAATAAAATAGTCCCCTCACATTCGTTGTCTGGAAAAAAGGGCAGGGATTGTATTGAACCTAAAACATTAGTAAAAACAAAATTAAAGCTAGATGCCATTGAAAAATTAGAATTTACCACATGCGGCATGTTCATTTCATCTTGCAGCTCATACGGTATCTGTATCCAGGACACAAAACTAAAAATACCGCTGTGATCATGCAGCGGATTATATTCATATTTCTTTTGAAAATTAATCCATACTTTATCCAATATAAACTCTAATGGTTTTTCACAGGGGTAACTAGAAAATATTTCTTTTTGGTAGTTCCATGAAAGAATATACTGAACTGCCATTTCTAAGATATAAGGTTCCAAATGCTTTACAGACTGTCCCAAATACATCTGAGTCTCTATATGACCTGCGAGACTGTTGTGAATTTTTTGCGAGTGGTCAGCGGTTGTTTGAATGTGCTCTATGTCTTTTTTAACAGCTGATAACACATCGGCTGGCATCTTAGATAATGAATAACCATAATTAGGAAAATGTTTTTGTTCAACTGAAAAATTAGGCGTCATGGTTATATGTGATTTTTGTCATTGAAGATCTATTCATTATTATTTTTAGAGCTTCTCTGTGAGAAACATAAGATTGTTTATCTTCCCATTCCTTGTAAACTTTTATCGCATCTTTAGCAGCAAAGTCTATGTCTTGATTTTGAAAAGATAAGATAGCTCTAATTTTGTCTCGATCTAGCATTCCCAACCCGTGCATGACCAGCAACCAATTTTGATCTTTAAACATTAAATAAGGTTTGGTAAAAAAAACATGACTAGGTAATGTGTTTTTAAATATTTCCAAGGTATCTTTATTAAAGTCTGTCATAGTTAACTCTTGACAACTGCGCCAAAATTCACTGTCTGTTCTCTTGGTAAAGTAATGAAGCTGAACAAAATCAATAATATTCTTGCAGACATTTTCAAATTCAATATTGTATTGTTTGGCTGTGATATCATCACCTGCTTCCCAGAGTACTAAGTGATTGGCCAAAGATATAGACTGCTGAATAGAAGTACCAATGCTACTTGCTTCAAGTGGCTCAACAAAACTTCCGGATAATCCCAACGCAACACAGTTGGCTATCCAAAATTTATCAACATAGCCTGCAGAAAATTTTATTTTTTTAGCAATGTCTATGGGATGGTCAAATACAGACTGCGCCTCGGCAACAGCCTGATCTTCAGTAATGAACTCGTCATTGTAGACATATCCATTCCCGTATCGTTCTTGGGTTGGAATTCTCCACATCCACCCTGCACTCATTGCCGTGCTGGCAGTGTTGGAGGGGATATTCTCTGTTCGCGGTGTAGGGAATGCAATAGCAGAATTCATAGGAAGATATTTTTTACAGTCTATCCACTTAGCCCCTAATTTTGATGAAATGACTCTTTTAAATCCGCTGCAATCGATGAAAAAATCAGCACTGTATTTTTGTTGATGGTTATCTAACAAATACGACACAGCACCGGTTTCATCAAGAACTATATCTTCTATGACTGTGTCTATGATTTTTACAGATTTTAAATTGCATAATTTAAGAAGGTACTGATTTAGTTTCTGTGTGTTAAAATGAAACTGATTTACTGATGTTTCAAAAGATTCAGTATGTGTGTTATCATGAATATTTTTTGGAATAATTTCATGATGATCATACCCTTCGGCAATCATGTGAGAATATATAAACGGAAATCCAGTAGGAGCTTCGTGCCCAAATGCAGAATGTAATGAGTGGAAATAATAATCGTTGTCGCCATTCCAATTAATAAATTTAATTCCTGTTTTGAATGTGGCATCGGTTTCTTTGATAAGTTCATTTACAGAAATTCCACAGATTCTCATAAAACTGGTCCAGTGTTCAGTGGATCCTTCTCCTACTCCAATGATTCCAATTTCTGAAGATTTTATCACAGTGACTTCGAGATTTGAAAATCTAGATTTAAGTATTAGAGCAGCAATTAGCCCGCTAGTGCCACCACCGAGCACAGTTAAATTTTTAATCACTACTTCTCCAGTTAGACAGATACGAACACTGCCGTGTTATTAATTCAGCTTCAATCATCAATTGAGAATATTCTCTAAATACTGATTCCAATAGATTCTTTCTTTTATAGCATAGTTGTTCTTTTAGAAAATCAAAATTAATTATCTTATTGCCTTGTAGAACTACTGCATAATTTTCAAAAGAATACACTGGAAAATCATCTGAAAATACACCCGATTTCCAATTTGAAATTTTAGCGTTGAGGCTATCTGATAATTTTCGACTTTGCATATCTAGCCAAAAATTAGAATCTTTTCTTGAAGTTACATAATGTAAATTTATAAAATCTTTAATATCTGTAATTATACCCTGATATTTCTCGTTATGTAAAAATTTAGCATTACTGTCTTCAGATAGGTTTGGATTCCAATATTCGGAAAGCAGTTTAAGTTGCAGTCCTATCAGCGTATGTCCGGGACTGCCTAATGGTTCGAGGAATCCTGTGCTCAATCCTATACCGATAACATTTTTCTCCCAAGGATGTAAACTTAAAGAAGGATCCCAAGACATTGATGCAACAGGAGTTATGTTTTTTTTAAAAGTTTGATTTATTTCGTCTACTGCTTGATCTGCAGTAATATACGAATTATTATAAACATATCCTCGACCAGATCTGTGATGCAGACTAACATCAAAAGACCAGCCTGCTTTTAATGCAGTCATTTCAGTATACGGTAGTTCGCTGCTTTCGTCCCACCACGCTATCACAGAATGAACTGGCATTTCACTTTTACAGTCTTCGAACTGTTGATTTAATGTGTTCTTTAACAGCAATTGTGCAAATCCGGAACAGTCAAAAAACCAATCTGAAGTCAGTTCAGTATTATCTTCTAAGATTAATGATTTTATTGAACCACTATTTTTCAAATTTGCATTAACAAATTTCTTTTCTATAAGACCAATTCCTTGAGATACTCCTAATTTTTTTAAATAGGCAGCATTTTTTCTAGAATCAAAATGCCACATGGGAGATACCACAGCAGTCTCATTATTAATGAACGGAGTTTTCTTATCTTTAATTAACTTTGTCGAAACAGACAGATCACTAACTGACAAATTTAAAGCCAGGCATCCTGCAATTAAATCATTTTTATTTCCGAATTCCGGATAATTGCAATTGTATCGATTTAGATATCTAGAAAATAACGGCTGTGTAAAAAAGCTGTGATCTCCAGACCAATTTACAAATTTACCTCCAAGTTTAGGAAATGCACCTACTTCGTTAGTCCACTCTGGTATCGGAACATTCAAAAATTCTAGAAGATTAATAAACGGAACAGTGCAGCTTTCTCCTGCAATTATCGGTTGGGAATTAGGATCTTCGATTACTGCGATCTCTAGATTATCCCAATTTTTTTTTAGGAATAATGCTGTTAACCATCCTGCTGACCCACCACCTAATATAGCTATTTTTTTCCGAACCATGTGCTTGGCCTTAGTTTATTAAATGAATTGTGTATTTTCCAACTGATCTTAGGAATATAATGTTTGAGAGTCAGACTGCTATTCACAGCATGTTCTAATTGCTCAGTGCGATCAATTTCAACCAATTTTATTTTATCTTTAATTCCCGGAGTACGAAATTTTACGTATGCCAACGGTTGTCCCCTAGAAATTTTAATCTCAGGTTCCAACATTTCAAATGTTGTCACAAATGGTCTGTACCAATTCCCTATATTATAGCTACCGGGGATTGCTCTCCAGGATTTATCAATGTCATTAAAAGGTGGTATCACTTCTATGAAAACATCATGATCACTAACAAATACAAAACTATTACTAAGTGCTACTATAGGGTTACCGGTATCGGGATCAAAATCACCCCAATGTAGTCTTACAAACGAGTTGTGACACTCGTGAGTAAGATCACTGTGTAATACTTTATTAGTGCTATCCCATCGCAATGTCACATCTACAGTGTTTCTTATTACATAAAATTGGTTGACATAATTTGTAAATGCAGGACATTGATTATATTTAGATACACTGTCTTCCCAGGTAGATAATTTTTCTAACTCGTAATGAGCAAGGTCTAGCCACCCATAATAGTTAAGTGCATTATTGGTGGTATTATGAGTTTTTTCACCCCAGGCGCAATACCCGACTTTAATTTCCATAATACGACGACCAAAATCCCTGCGGACAGGCGCCCATTTTTAGTCTTGCCCGAGCAGTGTAAGGCTCATTTATAATTTTGCATATCTGTGTGCCTTCCTGTCTTGCATAACATGTATCACAAATTTCTAATCTTTCTGTATACTTGGATATTGGAACTAACAGCACCTTTTCATTATGATGCATCACTCTTGGTTTATTTTTCATTGGTTAAATTTTCCTTAAGGTTTCGTATAATAAATTCAAGATTAAGTATTTTATTATACAAATGTTCAACCTCACTCACGTCATGGCTGACAGTTATATTAGGATACTCTACATTGGATGACAGATAGTTTCCGGAATATCCTATATTGAAAGATATTACAATCCTATCCTCCCCTGAAAAATTTTCACCTGTTTTGTGTCTTAGGTATCCTGGGAAAAAAATCATATCACCCGTACTTACTTTTACTGCGGTTTCTATTTTTTCTTCTATACAACGAGAAAACGGAATATTAGTAATGCCGTATTCTGCTGGATTAGTGAGTATGAGATCACCGCAGTTCTTTTCAGCCTTTAGATAAAAAGTTGCTACCATAGGCATAAGACTGTGCGAATGCTGAACAGTAAAAGAACCAGATTTGTGTATATTTGTCCAACATTGATCTATCCGTGGGCTGAGTCTTTCGTCTATGTCTAAAATTTTCCAATACATCTTTGAATGCAACAATACAAGATTGCACAATTCTTGCAGATAGTTCGAAGTGTGTAGTTGGTTGTTTGTTGCGTAAGTGCTTTTTCCACCATTTTTTTCTAATGATGACAATTCTGCAGATGCAACATTCAAGTTTTCTCTGACGACTTTCTCTACATCGTTGATGTTCTCCAGATCATCAATGATGTTAATTTTGTAAATCGGAGTCGAAAACAAATTATGAATCATCGCGGGTGTCACTGATTAACTTTTGTTGAGTCAAATACCATTTTTTACTCACAAACGTTTTGTATGAGATATATTTTCGTAATTTTTTACAATCCCGTGTGGGTCCAAGCCCTCGGTGGGGAATATTGCTGTCAAAAACTAAACAGGTATTAGGCAACGGGTAATAGGTTGCAATAACATTTCCGCTGTCATCGAAGAATTGAAATTCTCCTCCCCATTCTGGATTCCACTCTCGGTTCGGAAAATAACAAATAGTCATAAACCCATCGCCCATGTCATTGAAATCTACATCTTTGTCTGTGTGAATTCCGCCATCTAAGCCAAATGTTTTTCCTCCTGCAATCGCATGATACATTTTAAACTGATAATCAATAGTCTCAGGACAGATTTCGTGTAATTTATTTTGTATTTCATAGAATGCCACTTCACTGATCAAATGATGCAGAGAAAAATCAGATTGCCAAAACACAGTGGCGTCTTCATCCCAGAGCTCCGGATTGGTTACTCTGCCAAACTGCCATACTGGTTTATCTAATTCTGCACACACGTTTACAAATGTATCGGCTCGCAATACATTGGTAAGATAAAAAATTTCTTTAGATTTCATGGTGTCTCTCGTTAAGTTAGCTATTTATAGGACCTGTCTTGCCCTGTTTAAATAATTCGTCACTCCATTCTGGATAATTCCATTGCTCTGCTTGAATATTGGTAAGCAACTGCTCTCTCTGATCAAATTTTAAAAACTCAAAATCTCCACCTTTTTTAACATAATGAAAAAACAGTTGGTGTTGAAAATCTTGCCCGCTCATGGGATGTCTTAGGTGACTAACTTTGCTGCCTTCATAGATCAATGCATCCCCTATATCCAATAAAAATTCCATAAAATTTTCTTGGCCTTGAAGATAGATAGGCCATATAAATTTTTCGTAATCCAATGTTACGGTTAGGCTTATTTCTGCACCCGGCCTATCAAAATGTGGCAACAGATAATCGTTTTCTTGATATATGCGACCGTAGGTATATACAGGATACAATTCACAGCCTACAACTTTCTCTACTTTTGGTAAAAGAGATATTAGCTGTTCATTAAATATTCCGTACCAAGCTGGACTTAGCTTGCATTGAGTATCTGGACTTCTGTAAATACCTTTTTGCAACAGATCTTCCATCTTTCTTGCCATTGAAAAACATTCTTCAGTTGATAAAAACGCTTTTTCTAATTTGTATAATGAAAACATCACTGGTTAATTATAGGTTAATTTTTGAATTAGTTGCAGCTACATAATTAATCACTAGTCTTCTATCGAAGATACTTGGAGATGAACTGGCATGTAACAAGTTAGAAGCAAATATCACACATTGATTTTTTTTAGGATGTATTTTATCCAAACAATTTCCGTCTTTATCAAAAAAATAAGTAGGACCATCGGAGTCATTAACATAATAAATTAATGAAATCATGTTATCTGCTGTGTCGTCAACATGCGGAGGATGGTGTTTGTAATCAGTTGAATTATTTTTTAACAACTGATTTACTTTGATCCTTCTGTAATTTAATACATGTATGTTTAAATCAGAGAATATTTTATTAGACAGATTTACTACCATTTGAGTATACGGCGAGTCATAGCGTCCGTTATCCATTATCGGGTGCACTAATTGAAATGTATCGTAGACCGGTTGAGATGCGGATGCGTGTTCATTGCCGAATGTAGTTGGAGCGTACCACCAACTGGTAAATTTATCTAAAAAAATACTTTCTATTTCGTTCGCTTGATAATGACTTACACAATTTTCTATAATTTTCATAATATTAATCCAACGATATCGCAAGGTTAAATGGTATACTAATCTTATTGGCATCTTGATTATGACTGTTATACCCATGATACACATTGGATTTGAACATGATTAGTCTGCCCGGTATGCAATCATATTTCATCATTGAGTAATTTGAATAATTGTCCACTGGAGGTTTTAGGGGAAAATATGCATCTCGATAAGGAGATCCAAATTCTAAACTGCTATTTGCTGGCGCATCAACATAAAACACTCCGCTAAGAAAAGCTCGACCGGTAGTGCTGTGAATATGCTGTGCATGGTAATCATGTTTTCCTATCACATTTACCCACATGTTCAAAAAGTTAACATTGGACGGTAGAATTCCCGGAAAACCTAAAAAATTTAAAAATCCCACAGCCTGATCTATGATTTGTTCAGATAAATTTCTAAAACTTTCTAAATTATAAAGGTGACCGTAGGTTTGGTGCCAAAAACTTGTTTGTAAAGAACTCTCCCCAAACGGATGTGGCACATTTTCTAATTCGTTGATTATTTTCATGCATTGTGATTTATATCCATCGAGGCTATCTAACAGATTGTTGTCGCTGTAATAAACAGTAGTGGGAAATAAGTTATCTATCATCTGAATCTCGGACCGTTGACCCATGTCACAAGACTTTTTCTTGTGCCGGCTGTGATTGGTTTTACTTCATGAATTACAAAACTTGGAAATACAATTACTGTGCCAGCCTGTTTAGGGGCAACTGTGCATTCTGAAAGTGTATTTCTATAAAATGTTAGATCTCCTCCTTGGTATTCGTCTGGACTAGATAGCTGAATAGAAACACTGAGTTTTCTAAATAGATTAAATTTGTACCCGTCGTCAGAATGACTTGTGTAAAAATCCTTGTGTTCAGAATTATATTCTGTATATTGTAAATCTTCCATTTCTGTTAAATCGTATTTGTAAAACTGTGAGTTCAAAGAATTAACAATGTCAGCTAGCTTGCGAAACAATTTAGAAGATGTGTCATCAATCGGTATCCATGATAGTTTGCAGTTGCGCACAGATTTATTGGCTACTCCATTTTCTAGTTCTCCGTTGCCCAATACTAATCGTTGTCCGATATCGATAATTTCTTGTACTTCAGTTTGGTCAAAACAGTTAGTAGCATAAGCAAACGCTTCGTTCGTGTAATTAAAATCTTTCATTAACCAGGACATCTAACTATCTCCGTATCAAAGCTCACCGCATATTTTATTTCGTTGGTATTTTCACTGTAATGTTCTACCCAACTTGGAAAAAGAATCAGCATATTTTCTTGTATAGGAATAGCGTATTCTTGTAAATTAAATTCGTTGGTCTTTTCAGTGATTTCGTTAATTTTAAATGGTCCGCAAGGATTGCGGATTTTTAAAAAAACATTGTCCCCTTTGATCAACGGATAGTAAACACCACTAATTACACTCATTTCGTGTTTGTGTGGACGGATTTCTCCTCCTTTGATGTAGATGTTACACCAACTATATGAGATAGTAGCTGCTTTGATTCCGTAATCATGCACAAACTTATCAACTTCATCTTGAAAAACTTGCTTGAACTGTGGATTTCTATCTAAAAAAGAGCTGCTGAGAGATCGATGCCCTTTTTTGATCAGCTGATTTGTATTGAGTTTTTCTTGATCAATCTGGTGTATCAAGAGATCAATGCTACGCTGGCACACAGATTCAAGTGAAATTATCTTAACAGGAATAGGAAAAATATTTAAAAGTTGTTCCATTTTGTAATGGTAAAGTGATAATGAATATTTATTGTTGTTTTTTTTAAAAAGTTTAAGACTGAGTCCTACGTAACACATGTATAAATACTAGTATGGCAAAAATACCCGCACTTGACGCAGTAAGAATTATCCCTAGGGACACCGAATTTCTAAACAGAAGATCCGGAAATCGCGGTGAAATCTTTTATGATCAAACAGCTAATACCCTGAGACTGTATGATGGAGTTACCTCTAGCGGTGTAAATCTTGCCAAAGCTAATCTCACTAACGTGTCTAATACAGACTTCTTAGCCAAAGCAAATTCTGCAGGATTCAGCGGTGGAGTACAATCGGGGGTAGCTGGGAAAATAGCCTATTATCCCTCAAATGGCTCTCAAGTCAACGACTTAAATGCACTAACATGGTTGGATGATTCAACTAATACATTGATATTATCGGGTATTATAGATATCACAGGGCAAAAAAATCGCATCAGATTTCATTGGGACACTCTAGCAGATCTCAACTCAGAAGTATCTCCGGTGGATTATCACGGTATGGTGGCACATGTGCATGACACAGGAAAATTATACTATGCTCATGCCGGGGCTTGGGTACCTGTAGCTAGCGAAGCTAGTCTAGCAGCCGGCCTAGCAGCTAGTCTACAAAATTCCACAGCCTTGATTGCAGGCACTAACATAACCATTGACTTTGTCAATGATTCCAGCCAAGATATATATACCATTAATTCAATTACCAGCACAGGTGCTATCACTTTTGTAGGAACCACTATAGATTCAGCAGACAGTTCTGCTATTACATTTACTCCCACAGTGGCTTTTGACAGTGATATTATAGTTGGAAACGCTATTGTATTTCCAGACGGTTCTTATCAGCAGACTAGTGCTGTGGGTGTTCCGGGACCTCAAGGACCCATTGGGCCGACAGGAGCGTCAGGAGCTGGAACGGGTGATGTTCTTAGCGCAGGCGGTGGATATATCGACAACGCTATCATACGATATGATGGTACTACAGGGACAATTATTCAAAATAGTTCCGCGACTATATCAGATGCTGGGTTACTTACGGCTACCAACTTCAGCGGTGGTGGTGCGGCACTTACTGCGTTAAATGCCACTGAATTAACTTCAGGCACTGTACCAGATGGTAGATTTCCAGCTACACTACCTGCAGTAAGCGGAGTGAATCTTACAGCACTGCCAGCCACACTGCCAGCTGCCAGTGGCGCGAATCTTACTGCGTTAAACGCAACTGCACTTACCAGCGGCACTGTGCCTGTTTTGAGATTAGGAGCATCTGGGACTAGAGACAATACCACATACCTTAGAGGCGACAATACGTGGGCCACAGTTTCAGGCGGTGGCGCAGCATCGGATAGTTTTGCTACCATAGCTGTCGCAGGTCAAAGTTCAGTGGTAGCTGATTCGGCTACAGATACCCTAACACTAGTAGGTGCAGGCGGTATTACTATTACAACTAATGCGACCACTGACACCATAACTATTACAGGCTCAGGCGGTGCAGCATCAGATAGTTTTGCTACCATAGCGGTGGCTGGCCAATCAAGTGTTGTGGCAGATTCAGCCACCGATACTCTTACTATAGCCGCGGGTACAGGAATCTCAATCACCACCGATGCTGGCACAGACACTGTGACTATCACTAATACTGTGTCAGCAGGCGCCACTACATTTGCCGCTCTGACTGACAATGCTGGATTAACTGTAGATCAGTTCTATCTGCCAGCAATCACAAGATTAAATGTTACTGCAAACGGAGCATCGGCATACAGATTTGACCAATATGGTACCACAGATGACCCTACAGTATTTGCCATCAATGCCACTACTATAGCATTTAATTTAGCCGGAGCTATGAGCCATCCTTTCTTGATACAAGACAACACTGGTACAAATTATAACACTGGGTTAGTACACGTCGCTACCGATGGCACAGTTAGTACAGGATCAGCTGCACAAGGTAAAACATCGGGTACATTATATTGGAAGATTCCGGATAGTATCAGCGGCAACTATAGATACCAGTGTGGTTCTCATGCTGCTATGGTAGGAACCATCACAATCAAGAACTTTGGCAGTATTTAATTTTTCTGTGCCTGTGACCAGTCTTTGAGTCTAGTTTCTAATTTTTTTCTTATAGCTGTGATATCCTGCTTCATCTCACCGCCCATGGTAGGCAGCTGTCGACTATAGACCATTTCCATGTGCATGCTGTCTAATTTTTTTATCTCTGCAATCAGTTTATTCAATAATTGTTGAGATTCTTGCTTAGATGCACCGTCAGGCATGCTATCGATAGCAGTGCGATATTTGTCACAGTCCTCTTGAAATCTACTGGACCTTTGTAATAGATTTGACATTTTCTAACTCCAATATGGTTTCTATTTTTACACGTATTACTTGATTATTCAATGTGGTACGCAGACCCGAGTGCAGTTGTTTGGGCAAGCAATCTAAATCTGCCCAACACACCGTTTTTGATGCCAGAGTCAAAAACTCTTGATCAACCACGCAGACATATGTGCCATATTCAAACCCACGATCTTCAGACAGATATAATTCTATAGGTACTATACGACCCTGTGCATATTGACTAAGTAATATTTCTGCATCTTCTAGGAGGCTAAGACTACGCTGAAATGTAGGCACAGTCCAGCGTTCTGCATCTAAGATCAGAAGAATTCTACCTGTGGTTTTGGCTAAAAATAGCAGTCCGGCACGCTGTTGCATCTGTGTACTTAGCGTTAGATCATCCTAAAGTTCCAACGTCCTGGCGCATACTCACCTTCAAAGGCCTTGAGCCATTGGGTGCCGTCCCATTTGTATTTGATACCTGTACGGATGTTTTGGATATAGGTCGCTGTGAAATCTTGGCCAGCAACAGCAGCATCTTGTAAAGTATTATCATCGGGATCCCATATTGTAGACCAGGTAGCTCCAGTCCATTCAATAATCGAATTTGCTTTTATAATAGGATCTGTGCCGTCTTGATTTTCCCATGATGAATCGTTGTTGCTGGGGTCTCTCCATGCCTGCGGTCCGCGATAAGGCACATTGGTGCTGTCTGCGGGATTGCTTGGGTATTCAATGAATCCACCACGATTCACACTGTTGTTGACATCATCTAACATCAAAAATCTCAAACCTACAGGAATACCAGCATGATTACCATAAACTTCTAGAGGATTGTACTTATAGGGATCGATGATAGCATCTACTGTGCCTCTAGTTTCTATAGCACTTGCTATGTCTGTGTTAGCAGGATATGTATCCGGATCCAGAGTCACAGCCAACACAGTTCTGTCTAGAGGATTGATCACGAACGTGCCAACGATTTCACTGTCATCCTCTTTGAGGAAAAACACATCGCTACCCGGAACGTATCCGCCCTGCACTTCTAGGATACGATCCCATTCTATAGGTTCACCATTTTTATATTCCTGTTGAGCAAGTCCCAATGACAGCACAGCTGAGTCTGGATTTACTAGAGTTAGGTCATATTGATTATCTGTGAGATTACCTGTGTTAGATTTAAACAGCAGAACTCTATATCTGTTAGAAGTTGTAGTAAATGAACCTTTGGCACGATTGTACACCAAACTCTCTAAATCTACTATATCACCGCTTTCCATAAACACATTCGAAATCACACTTTGAACAATACCTAATTTTTTAACTTTTGCAGGAGCAGTGATATAGATTGGAATTTCAAAGTCCAAGGTACACACATCTATTTCACTTTCTGCTCCGGCAGGAATAGTTCTTGAGGTAAAGTTAGTGCTGGTAAGATATAACGTGCTGAGACTAGTCCAGTCTAGATAGTTGTCTGTGGTCTGCAGTTCCAAACTGGGATTAAACAACACTAATATTTGTTCTAATAGTTGCAGTTTCTGATCAGTGTTTGAAGTCCATATGTCTGCCTTCATGGTCATCTTGAAAGGTGTTGGCGCAAGTCTTTCTACGGTGTAGTTGCCGCCTTGCACATTCTGATATTCTCTAGTTCCTGCAGCATCTGTAAATCTGCGTTCCCTTACATGCACCTTAGAAACAAATGTAGGATCACTGAGTCTAGAAGTATCCATTTCTAGAGCACTGATGTAACAGCTGATCTTGGGCACTGAACTCATTTTATTTTCTGAATTTTCTTTGATTATGGCAGCTACCTGGCGGGTCATGTCACCATAGCTCACAGGCACACTGATCTCATCACCATTGCCTGCCTTGTATTTGAAGCCTATGAACACACGCATGAACTGCGTGACATATCGTCTTATTTGCCCGTCATAAAAAAAATCCATTATTCGTCCGCCTGTGGTCTAAGTGCCTTGGTAAGGCTTTGTTTTTCTTCAGTCACATGTCCATCTATAGTAGTCACTGTGGTGTTGTTAACAAAAGTGGCCTTTTGTGTCTGACGAATATCTTTGCCAACATAGGTGTCGCCCACGCCTACGTCACTGGCACCAAGATTGTTCATGGTCATACGTACATTGTCCTCAAATTTGCGCCATCTAGATCCGTCGAATCTGAATAGTCTATTAGGCAAGTAATCTGTTCTGAGTGCAAACTGTCCCACAGTGGGGTTAATAGGAAATGCAATGCCTGCGGTAAACGGAGCACCGTTGGGAGGAACACCATCACGAGTGAGATATCCATTGTATCCGTCGCCGTCTGCAGGCATCAGCACAGAACTAGCAGTCTGTCCTACGTAAACAGGATCACCGTTGGTGTCATATAATAAATTTCCATCCTCATCAGTAGCCTGCGTAGCAGCATCTACAGTCACTGCCGTGGCATCTGTTGATGCAATTTCAGCAGTACCATCGTCTGTTCTCTGCAAGGTGTAGAACTTGCTGGTGTCATAACCACTCTTAGGAGCATCTGCTTCTGCTTGATTTAACACAGCTGAAGTAATCTGCATTTCTTTGTTGTAGGTTGATATAATATCTTTGAGTGTGTCTGCTATTGCATAGTAGGTTCCATTGGGTGGTGCTATCCCAGTAACTTCTTGAACGACTTCATACTTCTTACCGTCTGCACCAGTAACAATGTCACCGGGATAGTATGTGATATTTGAATTATAGGCCCCACGATCTGCATCTGTGTTGGCGATACCATCTAAGATCTGTTTGTATTCTTGGCTGTCTACCAATGGTTTACATTTTGCTCGATATAGATGCGGGTACCATGTCACAGAAAATCCTTCTGCTGCCCTGCTAACTTCTTCAATGACATAGAATCTTTTCAGCGCATACTGTAGATCATTCAGAGCATACTCGTCAGTGAGGTGCGGTAGTTCTATGACATCACCTGCCATGATTTTTCTACCAATTTTTTCCACAGTATCTGTGATATGAAAGGTGATAAAAATAGTGTCATTCTGTAGAAACAGTCCAAATTGGCTGAGATTGAAATCTATGTCTGACAGGTTATACACACCTCTAAGCAGATAAATGTCTGGATCATATTTGCGATCACGATTTTCTAAGAACAACAGATCCTGTATATTAAAAGGATCGTCGGCAGTATATGTAGGTGTTGAGGGTGTGTTGCCCTGCACAGCAGAAGCGGGCCCGAGATATTTGTGCACCAGCACATCTGTGCCACCAACCTGGAACATTTCCCAGATGGTGTTATCTATAAAACGGTAATCATTGCCTTTTTGAGGCCGGTAGAGACTGAGTCTTGGCATAGTCATATATTTACCGCTGCAATAAATAAGAGTATGAGCACAACTGATCAAGCAAAACAACAGGTTTTCGACTACTGTAAGGCCATGCTGGGCGACGGCATGATCGACATAGAACTAGACCCCATACACTACGAAACTGCCCTAAACCGCAGCCTAGCAGTATTTCGGCAGCGCAGCGACAACGCCGTAGAGGAAAGTTATTGTTTTCTAACCATAACTGAAAGCATTAACGAGTATATCCTACCTAAAGAAATACAACAGGTTCGACAGATATTCCGTCGTTCAGTAGGATCTAGAACAGGTAATGGCACGGGCGGTACTGTGTTTGAACCCTTTAACTTGGCCTACTCTAATACCTATCTGTTGTCATCGACTAATATGGGCGGATTGGCCACATATGAATTATTCTCACAGTATCAAGAACTGATAGGTAAAATGTTTGGGTCTTTTATAAACTTCACATGGCATCCGCAGAGCCATAAATTGATCATACATCAGCGTCCCAGAGGTGAAGAGTCAGTGATGCTACAGGTCTATAACACCAAACCTGACTTTGCCATCATAGATGACATATATTCCGGACAGTGGATCAAGGACTATACCTTGGCCAACTGCAAGATGATGCTGGGCCAGGCTCGCGAAAAATTCGCACAGATAGCAGGACCACAGGGCGGATCAGGCCTCAACGGTGCTGCCATGAAAACTGAAGCTACTGCAGAAATGGAAAAACTAGTGGATGATCTAATGAAACTGGTACCCGGCGGCAGTGGTTATTCTTGGATAATTGGCTAAAAACTCTTGACCTTGTGATTGATCTATAGTATACTGTCTTTGTAAGGAGACATTTATGATTATAGGGGTATGTGGTTTTATTGGCAGCGGCAAGGACACAGTCGCAGACTATCTGGTTAACTTTCACGAATTTAGACGAGAATCATTTGCCAGCACACTGAAAGATGCGGTAGCAGCAGTATTTGGTTGGGACAGAACCATGCTGGAAGGTCGTACCAAAGCCGCTCGTGAATGGCGCGAGCAGGTAGATCCATGGTGGGCCAAACGCTTGGATATGCCTACGCTGACTCCACGATGGGTTCTGCAGTATTGGGGCACAGAAGTCTGTAGAAAATCATTCCACGATGACATATGGATAGCCAGCCTAGAAAACAAACTGCGCAATTCACAGGATCATGTGGTAATCTCAGACTGCCGTTTTCCTAATGAAATTGCCAGTATACGCAATGCAGGGGGTAGGATCATCTGGGTACAACGTGGTCCATTACCTGAGTGGTATGACACCGCAGTGGCAGCTAATCAAGGATATAATTGGGCACATCAAAATCTTAAAATGCTTAAGATACATGCTTCGGAGACTGCTTGGGTAGGCACAGAGTTTGATCATGTCTTGATCAACGATCACAGCATAGACGAACTCTACGACACAGTGAAATCAATAGTCAGCAACGAGATCACCCTGACGCCAAGTGACTCCTTCTTTGCTCAGAACGCCAGCACAGTTTAGGCATATGGTTTTGAGATTCGCAGGACGGCAGTTGTCTAGATTGCCGTCCATGTGAAACACTCTAAAAACTTCCGCATGCGGGGAACGAAACCCGCATTTTTCACACTGAGATTTCATTTTATAACCACTGCGTAGCCATCTCGGTACACCGGTGTATAATCCATGAGCCATACAGATTTCACAAAGACTTCTGTAGTAGGTCTTGGAATTTTTCTTGTAGTTCACAGCACATGGCCTTGCACCACACTTGCACATCGGTCTCATAAAGATATTTAACGTATCTATACCTTTTCCACCCCTTTTATCCTGATATTAACCATCCATTTTTCCAGTTGACGGCTAAATATTATGAGCAACTATTACCAGGAGAAAATGGGATGGCACTACAATCACCAGGCGTACAAGTTACGGTAATCGACGAGAGTTTTTATACACCAGCAGAACCTGGTACTACACCTCTTATCGTAGTAGCAACAGCGCAAGATAAAACCAATGGAGCAGGCACAGGCACTGCATTGGGTACCACAGCGGCCAATGCTGGCAAGGCCTTTAAGATAACCAGCCAGCGAGAACTAACAGAAACATTTGGTGTTCCGTTCTTTGAGAAAACAGCCAGTGCTACTCCTGTACATGGTTCAGAGCGCAACGAATACGGACTGCTTACAGCCTACAGTTTATTGGGTGTAAGCAACGCTGCTTTCATCGTGAGAGCAGATGTAGACCTAGACGAATTAGAAGCACAGACTGACGCCCCGGGAGCGAATCCTACAAATGGCCAGTGGTGGATTGATACACAGGCCACAACCTGGGGTATCCAAGAATGGAACGGTGCTGCTGCCACAGTAACAGGCGGACAAAAATTCACATATAAAGTACCAATTGTACTCACAGACGCAGATTATCCATCCAAGATCGTATTTGGTGGTAATGCTCCAAAAGAGGGAGTAGGCAAGATTGGTGACTATGCCGTGGTTTTCCGCACAGTGGAAGGTGACACTAGTTTTGGTGCAGAAGAAGAATATTTTAGAATCTATTACAAATCAGCTGGTAACGGCGATATAGGCACCACCCCCGTTGCGGCCGGAGAATGGGTGTTAGTTGGTTCTAAAGCATGGAAAGCTAGTCATCCTATAGTAACTTTAACTACAGCTCCAGTAGGATCACCAGTACTATATGTCGTGGCTGGTGCTAGTGCTAGCTTGATCACAACCACAAGTTTTAGCTCAATGGCCACAAGTATAAATGCGATATCTGGTTTAAGTGCTAGAATTGTAGGCACAAGATTGTTGATTTATTCAGACGGCACTACAAATATAGGAGATAGCACTGTCCGCGGAGCAATTGCCCTAGAAGGCACCGGCTGGGCAGCACTAGGTGCTACTGAAGGCATTTATTTTGATCCAGACATACAACAAAGTCCACACACAACTGTGCCTACCTGGAAAAGATCGCAGAATCTCACATCTGTAGAAGGTTATCCTACAGGCAGTGTGTGGATCAAAACCACAGAACCCAATAATGGTGCTCGTTTGAGAGCCAAACGTTGGAGCTCAGCCACACTGTCATGGGTCAGTTATGAAGCACCAATCTATGACACTACTTCAGCAGCCCTTTATTACTTAGATCGCAGCGGCGGCGGCGCAGGTATCGCGGAAGATGCACTATTCACACAGGCTAATGCCAAAGAAACATCTGGTGCTGTTGATCCTACCACAGCGACATTTAGACTGTGGCGTAGAAATATTGCTGTGGGTTCAGCTACCAGCATCACCAGTAACATTATCAAAGTTGGTACGCTAGGAGCTCCAGGTACTAGAACATTTACCATCAGTGAATCACTGAAAACCACACTTGCTCTAGACGCTGCGAAAACAATAACATTTGTAGCAGGCAATACCAGCGCAGATGCAGAATTGATGGCAGCAGCTATCAACGCAGCTGGATTTACAAACATTGTGGCCTCTGTAACAGAAGTCAGTGACACATCTAACAGACTGATTATCAGTCACACACTAGGTGGAGATTTTAGACTAGTAGATACTGTTAGTAACGCAGTGGCTAGTGTATTCACTGCTTACAACATAGACACACTAGCAGGCACAGAAAACTTCTACGCTGCAGAATCTGCGGTCGGCGGCTATATAGCTTCTGGTTGGAAACCACTAGCAGCTACAGAACCAAGATTTGCTGCTTCTCCTGATGCTCCGTTGAACGAGCCACAAGACGGACAGTTATGGTATAATCCTAACTTCTCAGAAGTGGATCTAATGGTACACAACGGAAACACATGGGTTGGCTATCGTCATCAGGAATCACCGTACTACGAAGCTCCAACAGCAACACTGAGAAACGGGTATCTACCTATAGTCTCAGCTTCAAATCCTTACAAGCTCAACGTTACTGCCAATGGTGATATATGGATCAGCACAGCAGATCTTGAAAATTATCCAACCATTTACAGATACAATACCAACTTGAGTGATGTACCTGATCTTGCACAGCGTTGGGAACTAGTGGACAAAGCAGATCAAACCACAGAAGAAGGCGTGTTATTTGCAGATGCACGGTGGAATACCACAGGTACTTCAACAGTGGCCAGCACTATAGAAGACCTAATTACCAACAATTTCTTAGATCCAGATGCTCCGGATCCTGCATTATACCCTCAAGGTATGCTGCTATGGAATCTACGACGCAGTGGTGGTAATGTCAAGCAGTATCAGAACAACTACATCGACAAAGCCGGCGACAATCCAAGAACCAGTGCAGACACACTGGCAGGTGACCCATTTGTCAGCGGCAGCGGTGAAAGCATGGAACTCTATGCCACAGACCGTTGGACCACAGCTTCAGGCAACAATGAAGATGGTTCGGGATCATTTGGTCGCAAAGCACAGCGCAAGGTCGTAACACAGGCCTTGAAGAGTGTGGTTGATACCAGCCAAGAGATACGTGACGAAGAACGTCGTAACTTTAACATCATAGCTGCTCCTGGTTATCCAGAACTGTTGAGCAATCTAGTGAACCTAAACATTGATCGCGGTGTTACTGCGTTTGTGGTAGGCGACACTCCGTTGCGTTTGGCTTCAGATGCTACATCATTGACCACATGGGGTACCAATGCTAATCTAGTCACTGACAACGGTGATGATGGTATTGTAACTTATGATGAGTACTGTGCAGTTTACTATCCAAACGGATTTACCACTGACCTCGCTGGTTCACCTGCAGTAGTTCCAGCCAGCCATATGATGTTGAAGACTATCACGCTCAGTGACAATGTCAGCTTCCCATGGTTTGCTCCGGCAGGAACACGTCGAGGCGGAATTACCAATGCCACAGCAGTTGGTTACATCGACTCAGCTACAGGTGAATTCCAAACAGTGGCGCTCAACGAAGGACAGCGTGACACACTGTATGACCTAAAGATCAACCCGATTCCATTCTTCAACGGAATAGGACTAGTAGCACACGGTCAAAAGACTCGTGCAAGAAATGCGTCGGCACTAGATCGTATCAACGTAGCACGTTTAGTAGTATATCTACGTAGTCAATTGAACAAGTTGGCTCGTCCATATATCTTTGAACCCAATGATAAAATCACACGTGATGAAATCAAACAAGCTGTAGAAAGTCTATTATTAGAGCTAGTAGGTCTAAGAGCACTCTACGACTTTGCGGTTGTCTGCGACGAAAGCAACAACACTCCGTCAAGAATAGACCGAAACGAACTGTATGTTGATATCGCAATTGAACCTGTGAAGGCGATTGAGTTCATTTACATCCCGTTACGTGTCAAGAACACAGGAGAAATTTAAAAATGGCAATTACATCACTGAATAATTTAGGTATTCCAACAACCAACGCAGCTGGCAGCACCCAGGTGTTGTTGATGCCTAAATTAAAATATCGCTTTAGAGTAACACTGTTGGGTTTTGGAGTTGCTGCTGCCACAGAACTTACCAAGCAGGTACAGGACGTAACCAGACCTAAGGTATCATTTGAAGAAATGACTCTGGATGTTTATAACTCCAAGGTCAAACTTGCTGGACGATACACTCTAGATAATATCACGCTAACATTACGTGATGATGCCAGCGGTCAGGTACAAAAACTTGTAGGACAACAGATTCAGAAGCAGTTCGATTTCATGGAACAGGCATCTGCCCGTTCAGGTATCGACTACAAGTTTACTACACGCATCGAAGTCCTAGACGGTGGTAACGGCACACTGGTTCCAGAAACTCTAGAAACATTTGAACTCTATGGATGTTTTGTGCAGAACGCAGACTACGGTGATGCTAACTACTCAACCAATGAACACATGACTGTGGCACTGATCATTTCCTACGATAATCTATCGCAGTTCGCGGCAGGCGCAGCAGCTACCAGCCCAATTGGTGGTATTGGTGCAGCAGTAGGACGTACTTTAGGTGCAGCTGTAACAGGTGCTTCAACTACACAGGGATAATTAACCTTGTAATCAAGAAAAGCTCGATTTATTCGAGCTTTTTTTGTGGCATAAATATTTGTATGGCAAACTATTTCACACGATTTCTCACTGGTGTCGGCGAAGGACTATTAACTCCTAAAGGGCAGACTGCCAATTGGCGTCATGCTACTAAGCTGTTCATAGACGGCAACATGAGATTGGCCCCTCGCACCAAGTTCAACTACTATGTAAGATTTGAGATAGACAAAAATGTAATGCGAGTCCCGGCATTTTCTAATAAACATCATGATGAAGTTGGATTACTTGTAAAAACTGCAGAACTACCCAAATATAATTTTGATAGTGTGGTAAAAAATCAGTACAATAGAAAAAAAATAATCTATAAAAATTTCAATTACGAACCAGTAAACATCACCATGCATGACGATGCTACCGGAGTTATCAGTGCCATGTGGGCTGTGTACTATGGATATTATATTGCCGATAGACAACTTCCAGAATCAGCTTACTCTGAAACCAAATATCGTGCAGCTGATACACCAAAAGATAATTTTCGATATGGTATGGACAACGACGTTACCGCTGGTTTTTTTAAATCTGTTAGTATCTATACCATGGCTCGTAGAAGATTCCTGGGCTACACATTGATTAATCCGAGAATTAAAACTTGGAGCCATGGCAACATGGATTACTCTGCTAGCGAATTTGCAGAAAGCACAATGACTTTAGAGTATGAATCAGTCAAATATTCAGCAGGACAGGTATCATATAACAATCCCAAAGGATTTGCTACACTGCACTATGATTCTGTACCAAGTCCTATATCAGTAGCAGGCGGCGGCGTTGCTACACTTACCGGAGAAGGCGGAGTATTAGATGGCCTTGAACAGATATTTGGTAATCTAGGATCAGGTGCAGCCTTCGACAGTCCAGGTGGATTTCTCAGCACAGCAATAGCGTCAATCAATACCTATAAAAATATCAAGTCATTATCATCGGCACAATTAAAATCTGAAGCTATTAACATACTCAGCAATCCGGGTAATATTTCCTCAGCTATCAGCACCGTAGGTGGAGTAGTAGGCGCTGTGTTTCCTAAAAGTGCTAATCGTTCACCGTCTACCTCAGCGACTCAAAGACCATTAGTAGGAGATTTTCCTTCTGATCCAGGAAACGTAGCGTAATATGGCAACTAATCTACCCTCATTTGAAATTCAAGATAGTGCTGCAGGCACAAAACTATATTTCGATATCTACGGCGAAGCTGCACTGGAGTTCGCAGCCAATGACGTTACGGCCGCTGTGAGTTTTTTTACCAGTGCAGGCTTTGACTCAGACGCCGCAGCTACCGTAGCTATGACTCTGTTACGACAGGCAAAAATTGATTCTACACCTATCTCGCAGATCTTAGATACACTTACAGGGGTGAACAAAAACACCCTAAGCCAATTAGTAGGTGAGATACTAAACAATAATCGAGTACCTACCAGCCTTTTAGGTTTCAGAACGTCAGATATTAAGCCTAATCAGACTAGAAATATAGCTGCATAATGGGCAAATTCGCACAGGGTAGATTTGAAATGAAAAATCCTGCCAAGTACGTGGGGTTAAAAACTCCATTGGCTCGCAGCTCGTGGGAGTTTGTGTTCATGAGAATGTTGGATGAACATCCAGGCGTACAGAATTGGGCCAGCGAAAGCATCAAGATACCTTATAGAGATCCATTGACTGGTCGCAGTACCATATATGTGCCAGATTTCTTTATCGTATATCAAGATAAGAATGGTGCTAAACACGCAGAAGTTGTGGAAGTAAAACCTTCTAATCACACCTTCAGAGAAGCTGTAGGTAAAAGCCAATA